GCTATGAAGTCCTTAAAAAGAATGCCGAGCTATTGGAGTCACAGGAAGAGCCAGACATCGACAATTTAATGAAAATCGTTGAAGAGTCTATGGTGGCATACAAAGCCTGTAAAACACGTGTAGATGCAGTGCAACAGGCTTTGAATGATACTTTTAAAGAATAGTCAATAAAACTCAGACTTCGAATAATTACTTAGATTTGAATAAAATACTTATATGAAACTCAAAGAAATCCTTTATGCATTTGGCCTTTCAACAGTTTTAGGCTATTTATATCTATCTGGTAGAGTTATGATCGAAAGCGCTGCGGAATACAGCGGTTTTAATTATCTAGATTTAGTCTTTGATTTTAACGATTATGCTTATTATGGTTTTTTATACAACATCACTACTACTTCATTTCTATTTTTAATAATTGCTTCAACAATAATTTATTTCTTTACCCCTCTGCCATTTCGGTTTGAGTATGTAAAAATAAAACTTGATTTTTATGCTACCTTTTTTTTAAAACGCTACATAAGTAAGCAAAAGGATTTGAAACCAAAATCCTTATTTAGATCAATAGTTATTAAAAATCATAAAGATAAAATAAAAAATAAAAGAAATGTATTATCGAACAGGTTCTTTGGTTCTTACGTTTTTATGATTTTTCTTTCTCTATTTTTAATGTCATTTTTAACTAAAATTGTGGACTTTACTTCCTTGGGAAGAAAAAATGCCATTGAAAGTGTACTTTCGAGTAAAAAATACATCGCTATTCAAAATAAAAAATACTTTAAGCTAATTTGTGGTAAAGACAAATGTATCTATAGCACTAAGACTCTTGATGATTTTAAAAAAATTAAAGAAGAAAACTATGAAATAAAAGAATTAAAAGCTCTTAGAACTGATTACCAATCGGCCGATTATAGAATCTATGTAGTTGACACTGAAAATTCAGAATCCAAACAAAAAATGTTACTACAAATCAATTACAACACAAAAAATCTTAACAAGAATGCAATCTCTAATATAGAATTTCGCATACACACTCAAGATAATAATCCATATAAATTTTCTTCCTCTTTTAATAAACGATGTTTCAAAGCTTTTAGTAATGAGACATCTAAATCATTAAATTCTCATAAGATTGATGCAGAAAATGATACTTTACCTTTTTTCACATATGTTGAAATTCCACTAAATCAGAAAATTAGAAGCATCGAGCCTTATAGTCCCGCCAAAAATATTAGGGCGTATAATTACTGTACTTAAGAAAAAAGCTCACAAAAAAAAGTGGGCTTTTATATTTGGCATGCTTCAATCAGTTCGAGACTTAACTTTTTTAAAGTTGTGATTATTCACAATTTTAGTTTAATAATCTTATAAACCCATACCGAACATGCAAAGCTGCCAAACCACACTTAACATCAAATTTGGCATCCATTTCGGTACGGGTTGAGTTCTTCATTTCTGCCCATGAATTACTATAAAAATAACGGCAAATGATGGCATCCAACCAATCATCTAAGACTTCAGATTGTCCCTGCATATCTAAAACCAAACGCTGCACGGCGCGGGCTTCATTATCATCAATTTGACAGACCAACTTGCTACGTCTAGCATTTGGCGGTAAAAAGTCACCTGTTAAGTAATCCACAATAATCTGTTGTTGTTGCTCTTTAGTCAGCTTCTTATATTTTTGCGCTTTCACAGCACTATCCATTGCTACAGCGATTGGATTGATACTCTTCCCGCATGTACCAGATACGGTATTCATCCAAGCACCAAACTGGTATAACCACCCCTCTAAATCAAAACGTGTCCAATCTACTGCTTGCATAATTGTTACTGCTGCCGTCATCCCAAATCCCCTACCATCTTCTCTATTTGCTCAATCGCTTTGCCGCTTTTCACTTGCTCAGTGCTAAACCGTATTACCTGATAACCCATCATCGTTGCTTCGTTGTATTTCTCTAAATCGCCTAAGTACCCCTTACCCCTCGTATGCCTGCCATTACTCCAGATCCCGCCTTCCACTTCGACCAATATCTTTTTGCCCTTCAAATGAAAATCTGCTCTCCATTTACGTGAAGGGTGGAACTTAAACTCCTGCTCAAACTCAATCTTTAAAGCTCTCAGAGCAGTGGCCAATATCACCTCACCCTCACTCTGTACCTTTTCACCTTTTACCTTTGGGCGCTTAGATCCTCTTTTAGGTTTATTCGCTCCGATCATCTTTTTGTATTCAGCAATGGAGTAGCTGCTAGTCAAAGTACCCGCTCCAGCATTGCTAGGCATGAACGGTATGCAAATACACGCTCATCCAACCCATCTTTTATTGCACTACCAAGGGAAGCTTTTAGGCTGGCAATTAAGTGAAGATGCCTTGCATTCAGTTTTGCCCATTTCGTTTTATATTCTGAAAGTTCCTTTTCAAGCATCTCTAAACGCTCAACAGCCTCTTCATGTGTAAGCTTGTTGAAGCACTCACCGTCATAGCGACAAAAGCCAAGCTCTGGGCAATCCTGTGCAGCACTTTGACAACGTGCCAATGCATTTCCATAAGTGTTGTCATCAGCACTCATAAGGTCGGCTTCACATGGAATGCGATTCACCCCTTCACCTCAAACAATTGTTTGGCCTTCTCAGATGGGATAAAACCTGCAGGTGTCGCGTCATCACGTAACACGTATCCAGCCTGAAGCAATTGATCTAAATAGCGTTGAACTGTACGTGTAGTCATACCCATCATGCCTTGCACATCGACAACACTGGTCTTACCTCGTTTAGCCAACATCTCCTGCAAAACCAAGATCATTCGCTCACCCTGTCTTACAGCTTGTCTTGCACTGAAATTTTGCTGTTTCATGCTGTAGCTCCCATAAGCGTTCCAGTAAACCCAACTTGCTTGAGGTATGACTCCCATTTCTTCGCCTGTGCTGGGTTCATCAGCTTGATTTTGATTCTTGATGCCAGTTGCTCGTATGAGTCACCCGGAGCGCTGTGCTTGCTTGCGAACTCAGGTAGGTGTGCAAGTTTCTGGGCGAATGCCGAGATTTGTTTTTCAGTGAGTTGCTTCGGTTCACGTTTGGTATTCGTAGAGCCACTTGCTGTAGATCCATCCACCATCGTTTTTGCAGCAGCTTGTTTTTCGTATTTGAAATACGCACGAATCAACCAATCAGCAAACAGGTAGGTCAAGAATTGCGGATTATGATTTTTGCCTTCATTGAAATTTTCAAATGCTGAAAGCTCTCGAGTAAACCAAGTCGCATCTGTGATTTTCTCAACAGGAATTGAATCATTTGCCAAAGCAATTTCATCTTTCAAAGTTTTTAAAACAAACCAGCTCTCTTTTTTATTTTGATAGTGTTTTTTGATAGTGTTAGTTTGTGGGTTAAAATTCTTTACCACTTGCGGTAAAAATTCTTTACCACCTGTGGTTAAAATATTTGACCACTTGGTGTTTAAGGTGGTTAAAAATATTGACCACATTGGGAATTTATCCACAGTAGTAAGGTGGTTAAAATTTTTAACCAGTACAGATTTCTGATTACCAAGATTTAAATAAAATTCGCCTGCATTTTGAGCTGTATTTTCTCCATATCCGAAGTGGTAAAAATTTTTAACCACCTCTTTTTTGAACAAAATTAAAGTCTTCACTAGTACTTTTTTAGATGGGAATTTAATGATATTCCCGATGTCATAGTTATCGACTGGCGAAAATACATTTCCATATTTTGATTGGTGGTGCTTCTTGATCAGCCCTACTTCTTCAAGCTCAGTTAAGCACTTAATCACTGTAGGACGACTTTTCCTAGACAAGCTTTCCAACTGGCGTAATGAAAGTGCATCACTCTCCTTCGTCCAACCACGAGTTTTACGGATAATCAGGAGATAGATCTTCACAGATGCATCGCTGATCTTATTCATTGCTTCATCCACAAACGCATTAGCGACCATGAATGAGTTCGGTATAAATTTATTACTCACTCTTCACCCGCCTCTTCAATGGATTTAATGAAACGCCCAAACATAAAAATCTGTCCTGCTCGATGCAAGCTTGAAATGATTTCACCTGCATACCAAGCCGATACACGATGTTCATTGATCAGCATTTCCATAAACTCGTCTCGCGTTACGGCAGCATTCTTTACATCACCTTTGATCTTGCGTAGGTTCGCCCTACGGATCTCCAGCAACCCCTCTAATGTGCGGAGTGCTGGCTCGTACCATGATTGAAGCTGCATCATCTGCTTATGCTCAGGCTTCTTTTGAATGGCCTTGTTGGTAATCATGGAACCTCCGCTAAGGCTTGTTCAGCCTCTGTTAAACGGCGTTTAGCATTGAGCTCAGTATTTGAAGCACTACGAACAAGCTTTTTGTTTAGGGTTAAAATGCCAATACCGATATACACATCCACGGTGTTTTCATAGACTTCCACAACGTTATAAATTTCATCGAAGTTACCTATGACTTCATTAAGTACAACAGCGTCACCGATTAAAAAATCTATATTGTCTTCAAGGGCTTGTTGTGCTAAATTCGCGTCATTCATGAAAGTGTACCCTCTGAATTGAATACTAAAGCCCGATCTCAACTCTCGGACTTTTTTTTGCCTGTTTGGTGTGTTAGATTCAGATCTATGTTCAATTCCACTAGAATGTTTTTGAACTAGAGAGTCTGAGAGTCGAGCCTCAGGCTTTTTTTTAGTTAAATCTTGTGCTAAATTTTGATTGTTCATTTATTCCATCCTAGAGTAATGAATGCTGAAAAAGCCTGATCCCCAAGATCAGGCTTTTTTTTGCCCAATTTATGTGCTAGATTCAAATACATATCTGACTCCGCATGGTTGGATATCTTTAAAAGCCTGACGTCAAACTCAGGCTTTTTTTTGATTAAAAATTGTGCTAATTTTGAACTATTCATTTAACACCTCTAAAGTTGATGAATATGAAAAGCCTGGTCCCCAAGATCAGGCTTTTTCTTTTTGAGCATTTGCCGTGTACTTCTGCATTTGTTTAAGTGCTGCCTGATCCACGGCGGTAATCAACTCGATCAAGCCCTGGGTAATCTGGTGGATCTCTTCATATTCCGCTGGTGTAATCACCCCATCCTCGTAAGCCTCATACACAACACGGTTTGCTTTTCCGCTCTTAATGTTGTGCTGCATCATTGCTTCAAAGATTGATAGCTCATGATGTTTACTTGAGTCGCAATCCACTGGTACTAATGCATAACCCATCTGATGCGCCCACACCTTTAAAATTTCAGGGTTCTGCGTATACATCATTATGGTTTCAAGCTTCTTCAAACTCGGTAAGTGGTTCGGCATACCTACGTTGCCGTAGTTGCAAATGGTGTTGTGTGAATCACCAGTAACCTGAGCAATTTCCTTTGGTGAAATCCCCTGCGTCTGGTTAATCATTTTAAAAATTGCCGTTTGAGCTTCACGGCTTAGTGTTATTTCTTGCATTTGTGAAATCCTTGATTTGTTTCACGTTTCTATAAGGCTTCGACCAAGTAATAATTGGTTATGCAATAAGCACAGCCATAAGCACAGCCATATTCGCCTTTACTTCACCATTGGTTAAAATCTGAAGACGTGCTTGTGTATCCAAGGGAATTCCACGATGTCGCCATTTACATATAGCTCCTCGTGTATGTTTTAGCTTTCTAGCTAGTTCAGCATCAGATTTGACACCATAGTGATTTTTTAAATCATCAACAGTCATGGTTTACTCTAATAAACTAATAGTTTCCATTAGTAAACTATAAGTTTCTCCGTTAATCAACATGCATGTTTACTATAAGAAACATTAAAAGAGGATTTGTTTTATGGACACTATTAGCGATCGAATAATTAAAAGAATGAAAGAAATGAATGTTCGCCAAGTAGATATTGTTGAAGCAACAGGTGCGACAAAAGGGGCTGTATCAAAATGGGTTGCAGGAACAAATATTCCTAAGGCTGAGTTCCTGCCTTCACTTGCAACTGTTTTGAAAACATCTCAAAACTGGCTATTGACAGGAAATCAAGAAAAACCTCTAAGTAATTTCAATATGCAAGACTTTATGGATAAACATCGTCTTGATAAAAAAGAGGAAGCATCTTTCGACACAAATGATGTACACAAACCAACTGTTGTTGAATATGAAACTGAAAATGGATTTATTTGGATTGATGTTGTGGAAGCTAATTTTTCTTGTGGTACGGGTGAATCTATAGAATTCCATTTTGATGTGATAAACGGGAAATTCCCATTCCCTCCTTCATTCTTTCAGAAAAAATACGTTGACCCTAGCTGCATGCGAATAATCAAAGCTAAAGGCGATAGCATGGCTGACTTCATCCATGATGGTGATTTAGTTGGTATTGATATTTCTCAAACAGAAATTGTGGACGGCGGTATATATGCAGTTTATTTCGAAGGTGAAGGAATGATTAAGCAGATATTTAAGGAGGAGGGAGGAAAATTAAGCCTTCATAGCCTTAATCCTAAGTATCGCGATAGAGAAGTCTCAGAACAGAATGGATTGAATTTCCGTGTAATGGGTCGCCAGTTCTGGCGTGCTGGATAAACATGCAAAGAATTGAAGTAAATTCTCGCAATATCAGCTACGTGCTTTATCAGCACTTCTTGTTGACCGTGGTTCTTAGGACTGGTGAGAGATTTATTTATAGACTTCTTGAAGCCAGTACCTTTAACGATTTTATTGAAGCAATTGATAAAGATAAATTCTATAAAAGCCAAATTGATATGAATAAAAAAGTTAAACGAATTCAACTTTTTGTGTAATAAAAGCCCATCAAGAAGGAAAGCATAATGATCGGAACACTTAACAAATCCAAAACTGCGCTAACAATTAATCGTCAAGAATTTAAATTAGCATTAGAAAAAATTGGTGCAGGAATTGATAAACAAATCGCCTCGCTCAAAAAAGCCAAACAAAGCTATGACCCTGCGGAAATTGCACACGAGGTCATTGGTGAAGTAAACATATTTGAAGCGATTATTGAGGGCTTTAACGAAGCAGAAAGCACTAATCTAAAACTAACAGATATAACCAATCTTGAAGCTGCCCAAGGTTGGATAGATGACTTTTTAGGAAAATATTCTGATAAATAAACCCTAAGCATGGCTTGAGGTTGATAAGACGAATTTAAGATGAATAAATTTGACTATATGAAACTTGGGATACTCCTTGTTGCGGTTACCCTTTTTTGGGTTTCTATGATTTTTTAAACTGCGAACCCGACGCAGTCCTTAAGAACAGATCGGGTGGAGGAAAATATGGTAGATAAAACAGAAATCACTACCCCTATTGAAATCAAGGATAATTCCGTAGAAAGAGTTGCACTTGATCTGATGAGTAAGATTGCCAAAGCGGAAGGCTACATCAATGGCACTTACACCCCGGAGCAAAAAAATCGTGACTATTGGTTAAAGCTCTATAATCAATGCCACAGAGTGGTTTATAGCCACAATGCTGGAATCAAGGGGATTTTGGAGGATGATTTTTCTTAAATAAATCAGCTTCAATCTTGTTTATGTTGTGAATAATTTCTTCTGCACTTTTGACGCCAGCATGAATATATTCAATTACAAGCTTTAATTTTTCATTATGTTCCAACATGGTGATTCTCCATCCAACCCACCCCAGCGGTGGGTTTTCTTTTGTCTATTAAAACACATAAGTTTCCTTTAGTAAATTTAATGTTTCCCTTAATAAACTTTTAATTGACATAAAAGTTTCCTTTGGTAAACTAAATCTCGTAAACAACAAAAAGCCCAGCTACTTTGGACGGGAACTGGGCTTTGCAACTTGCGAGATCAATTATGAACAAAACCTTAACCCCTTTCAATACCATCAAGATAACTCTTGTTGTAGCTACTGTAACAATGGGCGTGCTTAGCTGTGGGTTTAAAACTGCACCACAAGCTGCTCAACCTATAGTTGCCAACGTTGCCCCTTCTGAATATCAACTCCTTGCATTGCAAATGACTGGTGAAAACCACGGCGAAGCGGTTATTCGTTTAGATGGTTTCCGTGTTACTGCACGTTTTGAAGTTGAAGCATTCCAAGATAGCTACGGCGTACCAGGTAGCGAATTCACTGCTGTAGACGTCACCAATCTAGACAAAGTGACTGTCTCCGATGCCCTAGGCAATCCATACAACGACTTCACAAATCACATCGACCATCAGAACTTCAATGCCCTCATCAAAGGTTATATCGAAAAACATCGTTTAGTGGAGGCAGGCTAATGACTACTTCTACTCAAAAGTTTTCTGAGTTCATCAGCCAAGATGACGAAGGCAACATCCGTATGCGTCTCGGCCATTCAACTTACTTTGAAAAAGGTCGCCATATATATGTGGTCAATAAGGATGGTACCGAACAGTTAATCACGCTTGAGGTTCATGCTGCTAAACCTTGGATCCGTGAAAACTTTGAACGTGAACGAGCTTTTCAGCAAAGGAAAACCATGGCTGTTCGCCTTCAGAAATCACTTACACGCACTTATCCAAAATCATTTAAACGAGCTAAAGGCTCACTGTTCTGGGTATAAGGAGTATTCATCATGGCTATACCTATTATTCCAGCAGACCAA